GGAACTGATGGCCAAGGCGGAGGCCGGGCTGAAGGAGGTGACGGTGGAGACGGTCGCACCGTCTGGCACACCATCTACGAAGCGGCGGGGATCCTCGGAGTCCACCCAGGCGAATGGACGCTCAGGGCACTCCTCATCGCGAGAAACAGCCGCCTAGAGATGGACTGGTGGCACACGGCCAACCTCCTCGCCCAACAGGCCAATATCAACAAGCCAAAACACGCACCCAGCACAGATCCGGCGAAGCTCAACCCGTTCGCCAAAAAGGCCAAGCCCAGACAGGCGACGCCCGAAGAACTCAAAAAACTCCTCGGACCTAACTTCCACGAAGTGACGACATGAGCAAGGTCGAGGGCGGCAAAGTATTCGTCGAGATCGGGGCCGACCCTCGGAAGCTCTTCAAGGCTCTCGGCGACATCAACAAGTTGATCGGCAAGATCGGCGCGTCGATGTCGCAGCTCGGAGCGCGGATGACCGCGGTCGGCGTCGCCATCTCGGCACCGATCGGCCTGGCGGTGCGGCAGTTCGCCGGGTTTGACGACGCCATTCGGGCCACGGCCGCCGTGTCGCAGGCCAGCGGGGCGGAGCTCCAGAAGCTCAACGACACCGCCCGCGACCTTGGGGCGACCACGTCGTTTACTGCCATCCAAGTCGCGAACCTCATGACGGAACTCGGCCGGGCAGGCTTCAAGCCCGACGAGATCAACGCCATGACCGGGGCGGTCCTCGACCTCGCCAGGGCCACCGGCACCGACGCCACGCTCGCCTCGGGGATCATGGCAGCCTCGTTGCGTCAGTTTGGCCTCGGGGCAGCCGAGGCCACTCGAGCGGCCGACGTGCTGACGAAGGCCGCCAACTCGACATTTAATACCGTCGAAGGGCTCGGCGAGTCTCTCAAATATGCCGGCCCGGTGGCCAAGTCGCTGGGCATGAGCCTAGAAGACACGACGGCGATCCTTGGCGTCCTCGGCAACGTCGGCATTCAGGGCAGCGAGGCCGGCACGGCCCTGCGACGGCTGTCGGTCATCGCCGCCGGCAGTGGCGAAGAACTGCAAAAGCTCTTTGGCATCAGCAACACCGACGCCGCCGGCAACCTCAAGCCGCTCGTCGACATTCTCGACGAGATCAACACCGTCACGGCCGGGATGCCTGTGGCCGAGCGGACAGCCAAGATGGCCAAGGCCTTCGGCCTGCTCGGCATCACGTCGGCCAATGTGCTCTCCAGTTCGGCCGAAGGCGTGCGCGGCCTGGCCGACCAGCTCCGCAACGCCGAAGGCACCTCCGCACGGGCGGCAAAGGAAATGGACGCCGGGCTCGGCGGGTCCATGCGAATCACGCTGTCGGCGATCGAAGGCACGGCCCTCGCGATCGGCGACGCTCTCAACCCAAGCCTTCAGCGGCTCATCGACGGCATCGGCAACGTCGCGACGGGATTGACGGCGTTCGTCAAGGAAAACGAGGCGCTCGTCGTGTCGGCGGCCAAGGGCATCGCCACGTTTACGGGCGTTGGCCTGGCCCTGATGGCGGTCGGCAAGTCTCTCGCCATCGCAAGCGGGGCGATCGGCGTCCTGCTAGCGTTGATGAATCCGCTTGGCATCATCGCGACGACGCTGGCCGCGATGGTCGGCTCGTCGCTGGCGTTTAGCGGGGCCTTGGGCGACATGGGCCGAGTGGCAACGACCACATTCGGCGGCATCTACGAGGCCATCGCCGACGGCGACCTCTCAGGGGCCATGGATGTCCTTTGGGCTGGCCTGAAGGCGGGCTGGCTTCGCGGCGTCGAGGCGCTCATGGGCTACGTCGACCCGTGGGTCTCGCTCTTTCAAAACACGTTCACGACTCTCGGGGCCGAAATCTACAAAGTCTGGGACGGGACGTGGACCAAAGTCGGAAACGCTCTCAACACGGCAGGCGCCTATCTGCAAGGCACTTTCGACAACATCATCAACGGCGTGCAGAGGGCTTGGGACACGCTGGAAGCAGGCATCCGTAAGTCGTGGAACTACATTCAGTCGTTTTTCAAAAGCGGCATGGACCTTGAAGCGGAGAATAGGAAGGTCGACGACGAAATGTCGGCCCGTGCCCGCAAACGCGAACTAGAGCGTCCAGGCATTGAGGGCCGTACGCAGGCCGCCGACAAGAAAAACCAAGAAGCCAATCAAAAGCTCAAAGAGCGGCAAGATGCCGTAGACGCAAACACAGACCAGACGATCGGCGATCGCGAGGCGGAGAATCGCAAGATGGCAGCCGACCGCCGCCAGACCACGCAAGATGCCGAGGCCAACGTCACCGGCATGGCCCGCGGCAAGCGCGAGACTCGCGCCAGAAACGACCAGTTCACCCGCCTCTTGAAAGAGGTCGAGGGGGCTACGTCGCTCGACGCGCTTCGCGGCATGTATGAAGAATTCGACGCCTTGTCGTCGAGCGGTCGCCTGACGAGCGCCCAGATGTCGACGCTCGAAACGGCCCTCGAAGATGCCCAGGAGCGGGTGAGCAAGGCCGGAAGCGGCATGGGCGGCCAGTCGCCATCTGACAGGATCCGCAGCGGGGCCGGGGCGGCTGCGGGCGAGACTGCCCAAAGCCAAACGGAGATGGCCGGCACCTTCTCATCCGTCGCGCTTGGCGGCCTTGGCATCGGGTCTAGCCTAGCCCAAAAGCAAGTGGACCTGTTGGGGAAGATCGAACAAAACACCCGCGTTTCGGACGACGGCCTTGTCGCCGCCTAGCCATGCCTGACTTTACTTGGATCGAAGACAACGACTCCCGGTCGGCCACGATCGTCCGCCTTGGCAAGAAGGCGGCGTCGAGCTACCAGAAGAGCTACAAGGTCTTCGGCACGACGAGCGACACGGCCCTCCACGCCGACATCAATACCGAGGTTTCAAGCAACCTCCGGTACTGGCAGTACCCAGGCAAGCCCGACGTGCAGCTCATGGCCGAGAGCTACAGCGTGTCGTACTTGGGCGACGACGCCTGGCAAGTGCAGATCAACTACGTCAAGGAAGGGGCCGACGACGACTCCCAAACCGAGCCGCTGAAGCGGTCGCGGTCGTTCGACACGTCGGGCGGGTCGCAGCACATCACGCAGGCCAGCGGCGGCACGGCCAATGGCGGGATTGCAACCTCCAATCCAGAGCGACGCTATGGACAAAACGCGCCCGACATGAAGGGCGCAATCGGCGTCGACGGCGACAGCGTCAACGGCGTGGATATTGTCGTCCCGGCCCTGACGTGGACCGAGACCTACGACGTGCCGCATTCGTACGTTACGAGCAACTACATTCGCTCGGTGGCCGCCCTGACGGGCAGCGTCAACAACGGGACGTTTCGAGGCTTTTCGGCTGGCGAGGTGCTCTTTCTGGGGGCCAGCGGCTCGCAGGAGTGGGACGACGAGAAGGGCAATGGCCCGTGGTCGCTGTCGTTCAAGTTCGTCGCCAGTCCTAACGTGACCGGCCAGCAGATTGGGGACATCACAGGCATTGAGAAAAAGGGCCATGAGTACCTGTGGGTCAGGTACGAAGACGCTGTCGACAGCAACACGCTGGTTAAAAAACCGAAACACGTTTATGTGAACAAGGTCTACAGGGACGGCAGTTTTAGTGGCCTTGGGATCGGCACGACATGAGCAGGCCAGACGGTCGCATAGAGAAGGGCCAGCGGATCACGTCGGCCATCTCGGCTCGGGCGTGGAACCGGGCGCAGGACGCCGCCGATATCGTGCTCGGGGCGACGCCCGGCATTGAGGCTGGCGTGCAGGCCTACAGCACGCTGTCGACTGTTACTGCCTGGGTGACGAGCGCCAGTTGGTCGGCATCCATGGACGAACTCCCCAGCGGCACGCAAATCAAGATCGGGGCGGCCGTTGACTTGCCGCACACTGCATTTGAAATGCAGCCGGACGTGCCGGCGAATCAATTGTCCGGTGGTGCTGGCAACTACAGCGTTGCCAGCGAAGACCACTTGAAGTCGTTCAATCTGGCAAAGCGGCTAGTCAAGCTCGACCGCGTCCGGTTTGGCATGTCTGAATCGTTTGGGGTGCTAACGAGTCTGCGCGAGGAAACAAACGGCGACCGCGTGCTGACGCTGGTTGTCGGCGGCACGTTTTCCTGTCGCGTCCTGGCGTTTGGGACGGGGCCGCGAGTGTCGGGGGCGTTT